GGATGTCGCATTGTGCCCATGCCCGGACTCATTGCAGTAGCACACAGCCATTGCAGTTTGGGATGACGGCCTATGTCAAAAAAGTGCTTGTTGAGATAGTGGTTGCAGCTCTGCACATAGTATTCTTGCAGTTCCTGAGCACCATCTACTGCTGAGCCCCAGCGCAACATCAGGAACGTAGAGAATTTCTTGCGCTCATCTGAGTCAAGTTCATCATAGAAGTTTCTGTTCTTGACGTCCAGTTGGCGCATCTCGTTTGAAATGTGTAGTTTATCACTCATGTGGTCTTGCTCAGTTGATAGATCATTATAGCACGTTCCAGAGCGTCTTGTAAAGTGGGATTGGTCCGGGCCGTTCGCCGAATCTCACCCCACATCTTGTCTTCCTGTATATGATCATACAAGGGTCTGCTATCACTGGTTCTAGGATCATGATCATGGCCCACCACTGTGCGAGCAAGTTCGCCGGCACGTCTGGAGTACACCGTGCCGTCCACACGCTCGTAGATCAAAGGCACACCAGGCACAAGGCTACCCATACTGATACCCGTACTGAACATGTGCCCAACGCAGGAATCGTTCTAGTCCTTCACGGTCTTCGGGATAACTTTCCAGATACAGTCTAGCCAGTCTATTGATTGTTACAAATACTTCAGGTTCTGTGTAGGACATAAGTTACCAGGCCTTGTTGTAGTCAACTATTTCGCAGTTGCGACTAACGTCTTTTACAAAGTAAACGCAGTCGGGTTGTTCAGCATCGTTGATAGGTACGCATAACATCTGTCCGTTCTTGAGTTTGGGTGCATACCAAGACACTTCTTGATAAACGTCAATGATCTCAATGGGTGGAAAACTGGGCCTAAAGCTGCTGAGAGGATTGAACTGGAACACATTGAAACCACGATCATTGATACTGGTCAAGGGCAGCATTTCCAGATCTCCCAAGTCAGGTTCACCAATTAGAATCTGCCAGTCCACGGGCATTTTGATTCTGGCATCACCTATCTGCAGCACCAGGGCAGGTGCGCTGAAGCTTTCTAAAAATATCAGCGGAATGTAGTGATAATCTGGATCTTGTGGGTTGCTGTTGTCCAGGATGGCAAAACGCATGTCATCTACTTCGTCGGGCAAGTGATCTAGATCGTAGGGTTTGTTGTCAAGTGTTAAAATTCTCATGTGTTAATAATACAGTATTTGTAAAGTAAAGTCAACCATTATTTGATCTTCATCCACTCTAGTTTCTCTGCTGAGAATGGATAGTTGGCTTCTCGGTAGAACTGTTTGCGCTTGGTCAGGTGACGTTTGGCAAACTTGCAGGTGCTGGTGATGTCCCAGATTTCCACATGGTCCTTGTCTTCGGCTTTTCTAATACCACGTCCAATACTTTGTATAACTCTGACAAAGCTCTTGCCTGGCTCTACCAGCACAAGATTAAAGATGCGTGGTATGTTGATACCCACAGCAGCCACACCATAAGTGGCCACAATGATCTTGTCCGTGGCATCGGCTACCTGATTGTATTCGTCCTGACGGGTTTTTGACTTGGTAGCACCCGATACAAATACTGCTTTGTCTCCCAGACGTTCTACTAGTTGTCGTCCGCATTCAGTCCTGTCCACCAGCACCAGAGTGTTGCCTGTTTCGTTTACCCGGCGTATTAGTTCAGCCATGGTGTCCAGTCGCCCGGACTCCTCCAACAAGTATTTGAGCTCGCTTTGATAGTCAGCGTATTCCACATGATCCACCAGTTGCACAATGTTCACATGGCACTGTGCCAGAACACCTGCGTCTTGTAAGGTGCTGGCACTGAGTCGACTGACCACTGGTCCTAGACTGACCAACAGAGCCTGGCTTTCAAACAGTTCTTTTGGCACTGTCCCGGTCAGCCCCCATCTTAAGGGAATCTGACTCATGGCTCCGGTCAGCAGGGTCTTGAGTGCATCAGCCTTGGCCATGTGAACCTCGTCCACAATCACACACACCACATCTTGTATGAATTCATGAATGGTTATTTCTGCTTCGCCAGTCTTGGTCAGCTTCATCATGTTGTTGAGACTCTGCCAGGTGCATATAGTATGCTGGCGATTGTATTCTTTACGATCGCCAAAATACACACCCACATCCAGTCCCATGTTGATGTAGTCCGCCTCGGTTTGCGTTACCAGACTCTTGTTGGGCACAATCACAATTGAACGACCATAGGCACTGACTGCATCACTTAGTGCTGCTGTAATAATGGTCTTGCCTGCACCTGTGGCCACTTCTTGTATGCACTGCGGATTGGTCAGGAACTTGTTGATGATTTCCACTTGATAATCACGCAGCACCATGGGCTGACCTGCTGCTGGATGGGCCCGAGGCCACAGCACATGGCCGTAATGATTCTCGGACACTGCTGCAAAGTCAAAGGTGGTAGTATACTCACGTTGGTCATCCAGCACAGGGCTGTAGTCAAATTTGTCAAGTATGGGCATGATCTCCGGCAAGAGATTCACATAGGTGCTGCCACCCAGCTGGAAGTAGGCAATCTTGCCATCCCATCTTCCCAGGCGAACCGCGGGCAGATAACGTGCTGCTGGATTCTCGTACTTGAAAGCCGTGACCAGAGCCTTGCGACAATCCAGATCAAGTCCTTCTATCTTGATGTTGACTTCATCTCGAATTACTATGGTGCATTGTTTCATATGTATGGTGCTAACTCAGGAAATGTTGTTTTAAAATCAGTGCCGCGATATTGATCATGCTGGTGTAATCGTTTGCAGAATTCGTTAAATTTATCAGGATTGCTGTGTTTAATTACAACATCCATCCATACATGTACATCTTTGTGTTTACTGCTGCTCAGATGTTTTATAATAAATTCAGTTGCTTCAGAGGACCAAGATGTGGGTCTCATGTGCTCGGGACTATGCAGAGTTCCCAGCCAAGGTCGGGGTAATCCTACATTGTAACACCAAGAAAAGAATTCGTCTAGATAATAGATATTATAAGCACTTACTGTATGACTTACGCTGAGTCTAACATTGCTGAGTTCTTGTTCTTTTTGTATATATCTTGTGGTATTGTTCAATGTATCAGACCAATTTGCTGGATGTCTTATGTATTCGTATCTTTTGCCTATTCCGTCTATGCTGAGTTGGATATCTATCTCTCTAAAGTGTGCCCATATTGCCCACCATTCACTATCGGGAAATATTGTTACATTGGTAGTATAGTGTAATGAGATATTAGCAGCTTGTCCTGAATCAATATAGTGTTTCAACAATATTTTTTGCTCTGCTACTCCACTTAGGAATGGTTCGCCGCCGGGTATGTCTAGATGTATAATTCCTGGTGCCTGAGATATCAGGCTATCTACAAAATCATCTCTATAAAATTTCACATGTTTAATATCAATTCCGTATATTTGTTTGGATTCAGTATTCCATCGACTGCTGCTGTAAGGACCGCATGTGATGCATTTGAGATTACAAGTATTACCGAATGCTATGCTGGCTGTGATCCATTGATTGCTATCTAGTTGATACTGAGCATAGTGTTCTGCCCATCTGTCATGATCCAGTTGACGTTTGCTTTTTATATTGTCGGCTTCTTCTTTGCGGCACCGCACACAACCCGTGGGCCACTGATCTGCTAAGAAATCCTGCTTGATTTCTTTCAAAAAGGCACTGCTGCTGTAATCGGCCAAGGAGTCCCGTTGGATATTGAATTGATCTTGCGGATCAATAATAAATTTGCAACAAGGTGCAATATCGCCTTGCGGGCTAATGTCAAGATTGGTCCAAGGAGAAAAGCAAAAGGGCATGTATATAATTATACACACCTGTTGTCAAGAAGTCAAAAAAACAGTCGCCTTTTTTAGGGGCGACTGTGAAATCTGGGCAGGAGCCAACCTAGACCCAGAAAAACTCATGTCATTGTGCTGGCTTCATGCAAGTTGTCTCTGCCATTAAGCGCCATTTTGCAGGAAAGCTCTTTACCAAATCTGCTACTTTCAGCGCCATACGCAGGCTCATTTCACGCAGTCGAGTCTGGTTGGTGTTCATGAACTCAATGATCTCGTCTTGCTGGCACTGCTCAAAGTCGTAGTCTGCAAACAACACGCCATCACTGGCAATTTGCTTGATACGCAGAATCTTGTCACGCATGGTGTCCAGCGTCAAGTCCAAGTAATGGCAGCGACTTTGCAATGCATCCAGGTGATCTCGCAATTTCTGCGATTTCATTTTATCAAACTTCAAGTTGGTAATAAAAATCACACTGCCTTTGAATTCAAAACTGTCTGGAATGCCTTCTCGACGCAGGCTGCTAGATTCACTTAACCATGAAATCTTACGCTTCTTGCCTGAGTCAAGAGCACCTTTCAGCAAGTTCAGTGCAACGTCATCCAACAAGATTGAGTCACAGTCATCAAACACCAGCACACAGTTTTCATCTGAGTACTTGTAAAGAGTCTGATACAGGCCAATTGGAGTTGCTGAGCCTTTTACAACTTCTGCACGAAGTCGTTTGCCCGCTAACTTGTCAAACATGGTGGCCTTGTCAATTTCCAATTCCACGCCAAAGCTCTTGCCCACGCCCGGAGGACCTGACACAATCATGGCACGAATGTCGCCTGCTGTTGCGGCCTTTGTCATGTCTGTAAGAATTTCAAAACGCTCGCGGATACGAGTCATTGCCTGTTCTTCAGTTTCAAGTGCTGTCTGAGCCACGGGTGTTTGAACTTGTTCTGTCACAGCTTCTCCTGATACCATTTCATAGTCAGAAATGTTATTTACACGAATGCGGATAGTGTCTGGGCAGTTGGGAAATGCCCCGTCATTTTGCACAGTCACATATCCACCCTTGACGCCAGTTTGAAATCCACTGACTAATTTGAAAACGTTTCCGTTTACTTTTTTGTTACGATACTCACCACTAACGATTCGAATTGCACTCACGGTTGGCTCCTTTTTGTGCGTTAAAATAGTATTATAGCAGAACTCTGAATAAAGGTCAAATGCGCCAAAGTGTTATTAATAACGGGCGCTTAAGGCTGCTTTGTAGGCTAGCACAAACTTGTTAAAAGCGTCTTGCACTTCGTCATTCTGGTCTAGAAACATCTCGTTGAGTACAACCTGAACTTTAAGTGTTGCATTGTCTAAACGCTGTTCTTCTTGTGTCTGTAAATCTTGCATGGTGTTTCCTTTGTTGCTAAGTGTATATTATAACATTTCGGTGAATAAAGGTCAAATCCTGTTATTTGTTAGCTAGCCGTTTTATAATAGCAATAAACCAATGCTGGGCAAGAATTTCTTGGAATCTCAGCTCTGGGTTGTACCATTCACCAGTTTTGCGATCTTGTACCATCATAATCAGCTCCTTTTTGCTATGTGTGTATTATAGCATTTCGGTGAATAAAGGTCAATCGAAGCAGGCTGTGTAAACTGCTTCGCGCACAGCGGTGTCTACTGCTTCGGCATAGACTTCTTCCAGTGCCAGTGCAGCCAGCATGGCTTGGACGGTGGGCCAACTGAGTTGACGTTGAAACTTCAGCATCACAATGCTTTCTACTGCTTGGTTGCCCGCATCAGTAAACATTCCGTATTCATGAATCATATCGTTCCTTTTTGCTATGTGTGTATTATAGCATTTGGGTGAATAAAGGTCAACAGTGGCGTTATTTACGAACAGGAAATCTAAGGAACACGGACCGCACAATCACAAACAACATCATGCCTGATCCCAGAGCCATCCAGCCATCAATCTGTTCATAACGGTGGCCAACGGCCATAGACACAATAATCAATCCTAACCAATACATATCAATCTCCTGATGTGAGTGTGTATTATAGCACAAGAGCGAATAAAGGTCAATCGTACCGTTTTCGCTCGCCGGACTCTTGATTGTACTCATAGCCCCGGTAGTATTCGCGCATCTCTGCAATGGTCATGTCAGGGCCTTCCACACGAGGTGCATTGCCGGTACCATTGGGGTACTTGTGGGGATCTTGTGCTCGACCGTAGTAGCTGTCTGCTGAGCCGCGATCAAATGGGCTACCATGGGAGGCATTGTAGGTGATGCCCTGAAATTCTACTGTTTGGACGGTATCAATCATCTTCTTCTCCTATTACTTGAAATAACGATAAGGCAAGCCCAGAGTGTAAGCAAGATAGTCGTTGTCGCCGCGAGTCTGTTCAGCCTCGTGTATCCAGCGCATGGCCATGTCACGATCCTCAGCACCGCAAGCGATGATGCTCTGCACTCGCATCTCAAACTCGTGAGCTGCTGTTCCTTCAGAGATCTTGCGCTCACACTCGTTGTGCTGAATCATGCGGGACAGTTGCTCAAACTCCTGATTGAATTCAGCCTCTGTCCAACCCGTAGTGTCCACGTGACGAGGACGGAAACCATGAGCGTCTTTGTACATATCCCAGAAGATGCTGTGCAGTTCTTCAGTGCGGGTGATTGTATCTTGCATGATCAGTTCCTTGTTGCGATGTGTGTATTATAGCAGAATGGCGAATAATGGGCAACCAAATGCCCATTATCCGTTTAGACTTCCGCAGTGTCAAACACCACGCCTTTGAACTGCTCGTAGTCGTAGAATGCCACAAGTGTTTGGCCGCTAAAGTACACTGTCATTCCGCCCAAGTCTTCGCTTGAGTCAAACAACAGCACACTTTCTTCCTCAAAACGATCTTGCAGTTCTTCCATTTTGTCGTTGCCTGTGGCTTCAAAGCTCTGCATGGCTTCTGCTTCGTAGTTGTGTGTGTAGCTCTCAACTGATTCAATTTGCTGTTCTTGTGCATCTGTAAGCATGTGAGTTCCTTTTGTTGCTAAGTGTGTATTATAGCAAAAAGGCGAATATTGGACAACCTAACACCAGTGCTGGTTTATCACAGAATCGTGTGTTTCATGCGGTTTGGGATCACCATGAAATATCAACAAACTGTTGTCTGGTGCAATAGTGGTGCCGCGTGACGGTGATTGGTAGGTTCTGTTTCGGAAATTCATGCCGCCATTTAGTGCAGTCCATCGCCAGCTCACTGCCCGCCCATCTTCAAAAAATCTACGGTGTCTTGCAGTTATTACAGAATTCAAATAATCCTGATCACCGCCGCGATAACTGCTTTGTACCTTTTCAACCCCTTGTTTTTCAAATTCTGTCCAGATTGGTGCCCAGGTCACTGTGTTCCAGTACATCACACTGGAGTTCATGCTTTGCACGTGAGGTTTCCATAAAGATTTGAAATCACGTATGGTCCAAAAATAAGCAGGATTTAGATCAATGATCCAGTCCAGATTGTTTACCACCACTGTGTCCAGATCAAAATACAACAATTGCCCTTGATGATGTGCAGGGTTAAACAACTGCATTTTGTACCACCAGGATTGTTTGCGACCACTAACGCCAGGCCATTCCTGCAGATCGTGGCGTATCATGTGCGGCGGCACAGGTCTGCCAGGTTCTGTGTACACATGCAGCCGTATGCCTCGAGAAATATGTCTACTCAGCATGGAGTACAATCGATCCACATAGATCCAGTCGTAGCCCGAGCCGTGTATCACACAGGCACAATCAACAGGACCCTCAGGATCTGACACCGTGGGTGCAACATAGCCTGGAGATTTTTTTGCTCGATGTTCAGCTCTGGCTGCTCGACGCATGGCTTTTTCTTGCTGAATATCCATGCTAGTTTCCGGGTGGGTTGTGCCAGTATGCAGGATAGTTTTTTAATACTGACTGTACACTGTCAGGATATGTTATATTAATCACGTGTGTGGTGCATTTATGGTTGATTGCACTTATGGTATCAAGTTGTTTGAATGCTGCGAGTATTTGTTCAGGGTCTCTGTGCTGGCTTTCTATACAGCTGACCACTTTGTTGCGTATGAGATCATCACTGCCCATCCAGGTCCAGTGCCAGCCCACTGGCGTTTTAAATCCCACACAATGACTTCGGTCTTTGCGTTTGATGCTGTTGCCCTTGTAGAGTTCGTGCGGTGTATCAAACATTCGTCGGCGTGCTACCACACTACCTTTCCAGTTGCGTTCAGCACGTTGATCCACACGATACATGTACATTTCAAATCCACATGTGACTGGTTTATCGTGTTGATCCATCAATACTACAATATCTGCCCAGGATTCTGGATTGATTATTTCGTCAAGGTCACCGTGTATCACAATGTCTTCTGGACTGCATTCTGCCAGTGCAGGTGCTATGGCTTGTCGCATCATGGTTTCACACACAAGATTGGTTTGATCTGCGGTTAACTCTAGTGTGACTACCTGCAGCCTATCGCCATACCTGGCCTGATACCGATCAAGGTTGTTTGACAAATTGTATGGTTTGGGAATTCCGCTGAATGTTCTGCTGGCTTCTAGCACTATCCAACGATCCACATAATGATCAGTGATGGCCAGATGTATATCCAGCATGTCAAATTCGTCGTTGAACAACAGGGTATCAATGATCATTGTGGCCACCTGTAAATTATTTGATAATTGTCATACACTGGCAAAATATCTTTTGCTGCAAGATAATCTGCAATGTAGTGTCCTTTGCCGGTTCTAATTCCTGATTCGACAAATCTACTGTTGTCATCAATTGCTATCATTGCTCCAGCTTTTAGATGCGGTTCAATGGCTTGGAATTCTCTTAGATGATGAGCCGCACTGTCATGGTCATTGTTCCATTTGACGTCCCAGGAGTCAAGATAAAACAAATCTGTTTGGTCCAGGTCTGTCTGACTTTGCAGCCAGGTCACACTGTCCATGCATGTGGCTCGAAAGTTCACGCTTGGTATAGCTGTATTAGATGTTGCCACTGCTGCGGGATCAATATCCACGCTGCGAACAGTGCCACCGTGTTGATCCACAAACTCCGAGAACAACCTGGCACTTTGTCCATCTTTCCAGTTGCCCGGGTTACGCATGGTTCCTGTTTCAATGATATGGTATTCGGGCAGTACCAGGCTTTCGAGATAAGCAAACATCAGGTTAAATCCATCAGCTCGACGATATAGACCTTCCACAAGTCCGCGTTTGGCACCACTAACAGTGGGATTCAGTAGATCAAAATAGTTGTCACGATAGTATTCAAGCCAGGTGGTCATGTGTTATTTAAATTGAACTGTGTTCATCAAAAGGTTTTGTGACCAACCAACAACGACCGGATCTGCGAACCTTTATGTTTAATGGTCCAAAGAAATTCCACACTGCTTGTTGCACACCAGGATAGCCTTTGGTATAATCATCGCCGCCAAACAAGGATCCTGGGCGTATTTTGGGCCACCAGGCTTCAAGATCACTGGTCACTGATTCGTAGCTGTGGCCTGCATCTACATAACAAAAGTCCACAGAATCATCTTCAAAATCGGCGGCCGCATGCCAACTCATCATGGTCAGCATTGTTATGTGCTCCAGCACTGGTTTTACATTTTGTCGGAATATGTTTTCAAGATTCAGAACAGTATCAGTATCATATGCAATTGCTTCTTCACCTTTCCAGCTGTCCACACAGTAGAATGGGCCCAACTTGCTACGGTTGATCAATTCTACCATACAGTAAGCAGCACTACGGCCAGTCCAGGATCCCAATTCTACCCAGGTACCACCTGCAGGAAATTGCTCTAGAACAATATCAAGCATGATAGTATTCTTGTGACTCATAAATCCGTCAACGCTTTGGTAAAAATGTTCCATGATATTTTATTTACCATTATGTATGCACATAAATATTTACATGAAAATTGTACTTGTAACTGGGGGATTTGATCCCTTACACTCTGGACACATTTCCTATCTAGCAGCAGCCCGGCAACTGGGTGATCGACTGGTAGTGGGAGTAAATTCTGACGCATGGTTGTGCCGTAAAAAAGGGCGACCGTTTATGCCTGCAGTTGAGCGTGTGGCTGTGATAGAAAATTTACGCATGGTAGATCGTTGTATCCTGTTCAATGACGATGATGGTTCAGGAATTGAAGCCATTCGCAATGTGCAGATGTTGTATCCCAATGATGAAATCATCTTTGCCAACGGTGGTGATCGCACAGCAGTCAACATTCCTGAAATGGTGGTGCAAGATGTGATCTTCAAATTTGGAGTTGGCGGCGAAGATAAACAGAATAGCAGCAGTTGGATTCTGGAAGAATGGAAAGCCCCAAAGACTCAACGAGCTTGGGGCTACTATCGTGTGCTGCACGAAGTTGATAACCATGTCAAACTCAAAGAACTCACAGTGATGCCGGGACAAAGACTCAGTATGCAACGACACACAAATCGTGCAGAGTTTTGGTTTGTGGCCGAAGGCGAAGCAACTGTTTACACTGTGGATCCACACAGCACCGATTATGATTTGTTGGCCAGTCCTGCTCGACATCAACACACCTGGATTCATCTAGGAGAATGGCATCAGTTGTGCAACGAAACTGACCAACTGCTGAAGCTGATCGAAATACAATACGGCGAAAACTGTGTTGAAGAGGACATAGAACGAAAATGAAAAACATCATACCAGTTTTTGTGGGCTACGATCCTAGAGAAGCCATAGCGTATCATGTGTGTGCCAACTCAATTATTAGACATGCAAGTCAACCAGTCAGCATTATTCCCCTGGCCCTGAACCTGTTTAGAGACTATACAGAAACACACACAGATGGCAGCAATCAGTTTATCTACAGTCGATTTCTGGTACCGCACTTGATGAACTACACCGGGCATGCTATCTTTATAGATGGAGACATGATTGTGCGTGGAGACATTGCTGAGTTATGGAATCTGCGCAACACTGCACAAGATGTGCAAGTGGTCAAACACGATTATCAGACACGCATGAGTGAAAAATATCTGGGATCAAAAAATGAAAACTATCCTCGAAAAAATTGGAGCAGTGTCATGCTCTGGAACTGCAACAGTTTCCCCAATAGAAAATTAACTCCTGAGTTTATT